AGTGGTAACTTTACATTTGGACAAGGTACATTAAATACATCATATACGATGTATGTTGCTGGTACATTCTACTCAAACACAGTAGATACTGGACAAGGTGCTACTGAAGTTCATTTAATGAACCAAAACATTCGTACAACTGATAATGTAACATTTAACAACTTAACAGTCAATGGTACGGTAACTGGTATAGATGCTGGTGATGTAGGTGCAACTCCATTAGACCATATTCGTTCATTAGGAACCAGAGCATTTACTGGCACAGCAACAACCGCTGGATTAATTTCCGAAATGGAAAGTGATGGGGCATTTGATTCATATAGTTCAGTATTTAAAACTTCTTGGAGTTATGCTGGAAACTTTAACTTAGGTGATGCTGGTAGGTTTACTGAAACTGCTGGTTCATCTTGGATAACTTGGACTGATAACTCATCAGATTCTACAAGAGGAAATATTACTGCATTAGCAATTGCACCAAATACAGGTGGTTCTGCTGGAAAAGTATTCATATACAATGACCAAGGTAGTGGTTATGCACCGGGTTGGAGAGAAGTATGGACTTCTACTTCAGATGGTGCTGGTTCTGGATTAGATGCAGATTTATGGGATGGATACCAATTCTCAGATTATTTAAACCAAGCAGTAAAAACAAATAGTACTGTAACCTTCTCAAGAGTAAATGCTACAAATGTAAACACTACAAACTTTGGATACTTTGATGGTAGTGGTGCTGATGTTTATATCAATGTGGGTGATGGAAATCCAACATTCAGAGGACAGACTCATGGTGGTACGTTTACCTTCTATGGTGATAAAAACCAAGCATCTTCAATTCTTTACTTAGGTTCAATTGATGCAGCAAAAATCGTAGATGCTGGTGTTGCAATGTACGCACCAATTTACTATGATAGTGATGATGATGGATACTATCTAAATCCTGCCGGAACTTCAAACTTAAATGGATTGACTGTAAATGGTACTATTAATGGTTCTATTGATGCAGCAACTCGATTATCATCAAATACTGGAATTGAATCAAATAGTTTCCAATATTGGAACACAATCAATAACTCAACTCTTAATCCTGATACCAATTGGTGGTATGGGATGAGATTAGGACATGGTAACGCATCAAATTATTATAGTGCAACATTAGCAATCAGTTTCTTCTCAGATGATATGAGATTTAGAAGATTGCAAGCCGGAACATACGGAAGTTGGAGAACAATTGGACACGATGGAAATATTCCATATGCGTTCAGAATGAATCAAGATGTTCGTACATCCGATTCACCAACATTTGCTGGATTAAACTTAGGAAATGGTAATTTAAATACTGTTGAAAACATTTATTTAGATAACGCTATTTACAGTCAAGGTGATACAAACACTTATATTCAATTCCACGCTGGAGACCAATTCAGAGTTGTAACTGGTGGTGGTGAACGATTAGAAGTAAATAATAGTAACACTACATTAGCTACAAACTTACAAATCAATAGCCATGTTATCAATATGGATTTGAATAACATAAGTGATAACGCTATTGACCTTAGAGAAGTTCGGAGTAGTACATGGCCATTTATATTTGTATCAAATGCAGTTGGTAACGATAACGCATCTGGTTTTTGGGTAGGTAGTAATGGTTACCCTGATATGAGGTTAAGGAGAAATGATGGTACAGTAAGAGCATTAATTTCATCTTGGGAAAGAAGTTATGTAAGTAATGGATTTAGTATATCAGGTGGTACACTTGATATGAACAACAATGATATTGTTGGTGTAGACCAAATCATTCATGAAGGAGATTCCAATACTTACATCCAATTCCATGCATCTGACCAATTTAGAGTTGTAACTGGTGGTACGGAAAGATTAGAAGTTAATAACAGTGATGTAACTATTGCTGGTAATAATCTTTTATTAAATGGAAATTATGTAAGCACAAGAAAGCATTCTGGTTCTGATTTTACATCTGGAACATTAGTACAAACTGATATTACTTCAAATACTCAAAATGGGGCATCGTTTGTATTAGAAGCAACTGGTAAAAGTTATAGTGGTGATACACCATTCTCATTTACAGCTCAAGGTTACTTATATAACAATACTATTATAAATCATAGTGGTTTACATATGGGTAAACCAGGGTTTACCACAATGAAAGTATTTGATTATAATGGTAAACTTGCATTTTGGTGGCCAAGAGTATCTTATTGGAACTCATTTGCTGTGCATGTAAGAAATGCTGGTGGTGATGATAGAAACTTAGTAACATCTATTTCAAACTCATCCGAACCTTCATCTTCTAAGAAGGTAACTATCACTATGAAAGTATCGGCTGTGTATAATCAGAATATTAATATTGGTGATTTATACGCTACTAACTTTTACAGAACAAGTACTTCAGTAGGTGGATATGGTATATTTACATATGGTGGTTCATTAAGTAGTGGTAATTGGCAAGATTGGACAAACACAGCTGGTGAGATGAACTATATTCAGGTTAATAACTTGAACTCTGGATTCACAAATCAACCAACTGGTGTGTACACTTATGGTGGTGTTATAAGTTATAGAGGTGCAAACCATTCATTCCAATTATACGCAGCACATACTGGTGATTTAGCATACAAAACTCAATGGAATAACGATAACTATTCTGGTTGGAGAAGAATCTTAGATTCTACAAACTATCCATACGCTGCAAATATGAACCAATATGTTCGTACAACGGATAGTGTAACATTTAACGAAATTTATAACAATGGTTGGTTTAGAAACAACCAAAGTGGTGAAGGTTTATATAACCAAGCAACTGGAGCACATTGGGTTTCAGATGCAGATGCATCTTGGACTGCTAGAGATTCAGCATCTTCTATAAGAATTAGAATGAAAACTAATGGAAGTTCCGAAAGAGGTTCTTTCTACGCAAATAGTTCTAATCAAATTGGTATTTTAGATGCTGGTGGAAGTTGGGCAATCAGACACCAAAATGATTATGGTACTCAGTTCTATACCGATGGTACAACTGAAGAATTTAGAATTGGTAGAGATACTGTAACTGGAAACTATGGTACAGTTGAAACTAAAACCACTAGAGGTGGTTGGGGTGGATACTCAATTAATGGTAGAGTTCTGTTTATGCACGACCACTCTAATTCTTGGGGTATCTACAATGATGTAAATAATGAGTGGATGGTTTATGGTACTCTTAACGGATATGTTCAGTTAAGATACAATAATTCAACAAAAATTGAAACTAGAAGTGATGGTGTTACTATTAGTGGAAATGCATATGGTAGTGGTACTTTAGACTTTGATGGAAAATACCATATTTTGGGTACTTCATCAAGTTGGGATTCAGTTGGTCAAAATGCACAAACAAATTTACACTTCCAAGGACATCAAATGTTCTGGATTGGTGCTGGTAATGGTACATGGTTTACTGGTACTGCTAACCAAAAATCTCAAGCATCAGGTTTAGCAGCAGATGCATCTCGGGCACATGATTTACTTATCACAACTATGTATTCCGATGCTAGTTATGATAGAGGTATTACATTTGCGGTATCAAACAACAACGATGAAAATAGTGGTTGGAGATTAGGTAAGTGGCATAGTGGTAATGGTAGAACGGCATCTCTCTTAGCAGTAGATGGGCAGTTATTTGCTAAAGGTGGATATACTGATGAATACGATTACTATGTTAACGATTACTCATCGTACTACAATGATGGACAAGCTCATTGGGGTGGTGATAGTGGACAATTCAACAAACCATCTATTGTTGCATCAACTGCAATTCAAATTCAAAGTGGTAACGCAGGTACAAACTCTCGTAAACCACAAATTCAATTTCACCAATATGGTTATGGTGGACCTAAGATTGAGTATGATGGACCTGCAGATATTCTTAGATTTCAAGGTTCTTCTTCTCGATTAGATTGGGTTGAGTTTAATACTTCTGGTGTTACTAATGGTGTACGAATTAACTACGACCAGATTTACTCTAGAAGTAGAGCATTACAAATACAATATAGTGCAGGTCAAAATACCTATATCAATGCTGGTAGTGGTGGTAATGTTGGTATTGGTTCATCATCTGCAGCAGAGAAGTTGCATGTACATGGTAATGTTAGAGCAAATATATATTACGATAATAATAATACTGGTTATCGTTATGATGGAGCATCAACTTCTATTGCAAATTACTTTAAGATTAACAACCTATATGATGCACAACAGAGAAGATATACTTCTCCAAATGGTGGAACATTTACAACATCTACATCAACAGTAACGGGTGCAATTAGAATATTCCTTCCTGCAAATAGGAGAAGGTCCAATACTATGCACCGATTTAGAGTTACTCTATATGAATATAGTACTGGTAAAAGTACTTCTTGGGAGATTGGTGGATATAACTATGGTAGTGGTCAATGGTACAACCAATTCGCTACTCAGTTAACTGATGGTGGAAAAGGAGCTCAACTTATACGTTGGGGTGATGATGGTAGTAGACAATGGTGTTCGATTGGTGAGGCTAATCAAACTTGGAGTTACCCACAAGTTCATATTACTGATTTACAAGTTGGTTATAGTGGATTCACAACAAATTGGGGACAAGATTGGATAGTAAACTTCGGTGGTATTCCTGGTGGAACAAATAGAACCAGAACGGCATCATTAGTTGTTACTTCAAACAACGCAAGTAATTATGAAGGTGATTTGTACGCATATCGCTTTTATGATAAAAATAATGCTAGTTACTATGGTGATTTTGCTTCTACATCTTATATGAATGATGTAAGGGCTAACATTTTCTACGAAAGAGAAAACACCGCATACTACTTTGGTAGTTCACAGGGTGATTTCAGAATGAGAAATGGTAGATTTGATTCAGTAGATGCATATGGTACATTCGATATGCAATCTGGTAATCAAATTAGATTATTTACATCAGCTGGAAATAATAGAGGATTTATCCAATCAACTGATACAAATGATGCACACTTAATTATAGCAACATCTGGTGGTGAAGATATTTCATTCAGAGACGGTGGTTTAGGTGGACAATGGAATATGATTATTAGAGGTAATGGTCAAACTCTTATTAATAGTAGAATTGATTCACCTATTTATTACGATAGAAACGATACTGCTTATTATAATGACCCTAATAGTGTATCTAGAATGTATCAAATGAGGGTTCCTTATAGAATTCACATTGGTGATGAATCTAACTTATATAACGGAGTTGCTCAAGAAACTCGTAGGCCTGATTTAACTATTAAAGGACAATATCCTCAGTTAAACTTAATGTCCTCTGAGATTAACAATAGTACTCATGGACCGACACTTAGATTTGTTGGTTATGATGGAGCAAACGCATCATCTGGAAACTATAAACATTGGGTAATTGGTACTGCTGCAACAAATGCAACTGCATTACACTTTGGTTATTCACCAAACAACACCAATCCTCATTATGGTATTGGACAAGGTTGGAGTAGTGGTAACAATGTTTCTATGTTCTGGTTATCTAATGATAGACATACCTATGTACAAAATGATGTAAGAGCTCAAATATTTAGAGATAGAAATAATAGTGGATATTATGTAGACCCTGCATCTAATTCCATCTTAAATACTGCAACCTTTAATGGTAGAGTTAAATACGATAACTACTTAGTATCTAAGGATAGTGGTGGTTTAATGGGTAACTATAATCAAACTGGTACTGCAGAAAAAGTAATTTGGACAATTGGAGAAAGTTGGCCAATTGGTAATATGTACGGACTGGCATATGGTTATGATGGTACATATGGACACCACCTTAGATTAAAAAATAATGGTGGTACATATCATAGAATTTCATTTGCATCGCAAGGTGCACAATTCATAGGAAATGTTCAGGCTGATGGGCAGATGAGAGCACCTATCTTCTATGATAGAAATAATACTGGGTATTACATACATGGTGATAGTACATCAAACTTAAACGCTTTAAATGTTAATTCATTAAACGTAGGTGGTAATCCTGTTTTAACTGGTACTTCTATTCAAAACTACATGCGTAATGTAGATAATGGTTCATTCTTCAATATTACTGATGATATGAACGCTGCTGAAGTTGCATATCAACTTTCTGGTGGTGGACCAACTTCTAGAGTTACTAAAGTTGATGACCCAACTGCACCTGCAGCTGGTTGTTTTGAAGTAAACGGACAGTGGTATCCAACTCATTCGGATTACATCAAAATTGATGCTAATTCTCAATATATCTTTGAAGTTTGGGTAAGATTTGTTGCTGGTACGGATAGTAGTTCCGCATTATATATGGGTGGTTCCGCATATAACGCTTCCAAATCATACTTTGGTAACACAAATAGATATTGGGGTGCATCATATATGGAAATTGATGCAAACACTAGAAATTCAGGAGAGTGGTATAAAGTAAGTGGTAGACTTGGTGGAAATGGTGGACAGGCATTCACATCTGGAACCGAATATATCAGACCTTTATTCTTATTTAACTATGCTGGTAATAGTACACATAGAACTAGATATTGTGGATTAAAACTATATAAAGCAGAAAAAACTATCGGTAGATTACACTTCCATAGTAGTACTAGATTTTCAGACCTAAATACTGATAATAGATATCCATATATTGAGGGTGAAGGACAAAAACAAATAAAAATCCAAAATTCTTCTGGTTGGACTAAGATTGGTGCACTAAATACATCTTACACATATTACTACACCGATAGACCATCGAATTATTTCGATAAGAGAGTAGAAACTGGTGGTGATATGAGGGCACCAATATTCTACGATAGAAATGATACTGGATATTACGCAAATCCTGCTTCCACATCGTACTTTAACGATATGAGAGCAAACATTTTCTATGATAGAAATAACACTTCTTATTATGGTAACTTTGCATCTACTTCTCGAATCAATAGAGCAGATTTAAACGATACTCGTTCAGATATATTCTACGATAGAAATAATACTGGTTACTATGTAAACCCTGCAAGTGGGACTCAATTATATGGAATGACCCAAATAAGTGGTGGTCATGGTGATTCTGAATTTGGAGTACGTTTATTATCTGGTAACAATGGGGCTGGTACTGGTGAGATTAATTTAAGAATGTGGTGTTCGGAACCAGGTAGAACTTGGGATTGGGCTGGATTTGGATATAATGTTACTAATAACAATGGTTCACCATCTGGGTTTGGAAGATTAAATACCAATCATGGACAGGGATATTGGAGATTCAGTACCTCTGGTAATGTGTATATGTATAACACAAACACATCAGGTACTCGTTATCAGACAATGGAATGGAGGTCAGATAATGTTGTTATTGCTAACAACTATTTAACGGGAGCTCAATCATTAAGAGCACCATTATTCTATGATAGTGATAATACTGGATATTATGTAAATCCAGCAGGTCAATCTCATATGCAAACTCTTACCTTAGCAGGTAATAGAATTGGATTTATAAACACATCATTTGATGCTGAAATTAGAGTATCTGATGGTAATCCAAATGGAACTGGTGCAGAATTTACATTCTATGGTGATACTGGGGCTGCAAACGCACAACTTACAGCAGAAGTTGGTAACTTTACTGCAAATGTAAGAACGCCAATATTCTACGATAGAAATGATACTGGATATTACTCAAGTCCTGCATCAACATCTAATTTTAACACAATTAGAACCGCAACCATAAACTCTAATTATTATACGAGAAGTGGGCACAATACTGGACACTTAGTTGGTTCATATAATTCGGTTGGTGAAAACTCAACACGTTCTAACCCAATTTATACTATCGGTTCATCTTACAATCCTGCGGTTGATTCACTATCAAATATGTATGGTGTTGGGTACACCTACAGAAGTGCTGGTTTCATCGGATTTACTGGTGAAAGTGGTTGGGGTATGTATGTTGCCGCTGATGGTGATGCGAGAATTTGGTTAGATGGTTCATCTGGTAGAGTTTCTGCTAAATCATATATGTATTCACCTCGTTATTATGATTATAATAATACGGGATATTATTGTGACCCTGCATCAACATCATTATTGGCAAATATGCAAATTAATGATTACATCTACCATAGAGGTGATACTAACACTTATATGCAGTTCCATGCGGGTGACCAATGGAGAGTTGTAACTGGTGGTACTGAGAGATTAGAGGTAAACAATTCTCAAATCTTAATGAACAGAGAATTGAGATGTACGCAAGATGTTATCGCATTCTATTCTGATGAAAGATTAAAAGATAATCTTGGTAAGATTGAATCTCCATTAGATAAAATTTCTAAGTTAGATGCATTCTACTATGTAAACAATGATTTAGCAAAAGAAAAAGGATTCGAAGATGATAAGAAACAAATAGGTTTATCAGCTCAGCAAGTAAAAGAGGTAATGCCTGAGGTTGTTCATTCAGCACCATTCGATACTGATTTTACTGAGGATGGTGAAATGTTCTCTACATCTGGTGAAGATTACTTAACTCTTAAATACGATAGATTAGTTCCATTATTAGTTGAAGGTATTAAAGAACAAACTGAAATTGTGAAATCTCAACAAAAAGAGATTAATGAATTGAAGGAAATGGTAAAACTTTTACTAAATAAGTAAGAAAATTACATATGAATATAATCATTTTTATCTTTTGGGTAATTTGGTTATATTTATATGTGTATTTGGTATAAAATCAAAATAAACTTATTGGAGAAATAAAAATATGGCAGAAAGAATTGTATCACCTGGAGTATTCACAAGAGAAAACGATTTATCGTTCTTGGCTCAAGGTATCGGAGAAATTGGAGCAGCATTCGTAGGACCTTTCAAACAAGGACCTGCTTTCGTTCCAACAATTATTAGAACTCAATCAGAATTTGAGGATAAATTTGGTAAACCTGACGGAACTTACTATACAGAATATGCAGTACAAAACTATCTTAGAGAAGCTGGTACTGTAACAGTTGTAAGAGTAATGAGTGAAGGTGGATATACACAAACAACACCTATTGGGTTAGTTGCAGATGGAAAACTAATTTCAAGTATTCATTCAACCAATGCTGGTGATGAAGAAGTTGGATTTGGTACATTTAGTGTAAATACTGGAACGGCATCTGGTTCATTTGTGGTAAGTGGTAGTGGTATCGGAAACGTATCATCATCTTTATTACCATCAGCAACTAATGATGTTAGTGATGTATTTGGTGAATCACCATTTGGTTCAAAGGATGGATATGTATATTCTTACTTTGAGAATGTAGCAACATCAGCTGATTATTCAGGTGGAGTATCTGCAGTAACATTACCATCTCAAATATTTGGGGGAGCATCAGTAGCATCTACACCATTTGTTAAATCACAATTGATTTCTGGTGAAAGAAGTGAATTATTTAGATTCCATACTTTAGGACATGGTACTAATGAAAATAAAAGATTTAAAGTTTCTATCTCAAATGTAAAAGCAGCTGGTGAAGATGGTGGAACTGATTACTCATCGTTCTCAGTAACTATCAGAGGTTTTGCTGATACTGATAAGAGAAAAGTTGTTTTAGAATCATTTAACAATGTAAACTTAGACCCTGCATCACCTAATTTTATCGCAAGAAGAATTGGTGATATGTATAGAACAATCGATTCTAATGGTAAAGTTACTGATAATGGTGATTGGTTAAATAACTCTAAATATATAAGAGTAGAAGTTAAAGCAGAAGGTTCATACCCTGTTTCAGCTGCACCTTTTGGACATGGAGCATATATCAACCCAATCAACGCTACGGATGCAACTATTGTACCTGCTGCAGTTTATCAAACAAATTCATCAGATAATACTGCTGGTTCATCAGCAAAATATGCTGGTTTAGATTTTGAAACTGTTGGAGTAAGGGGAGATAACGCTCATTATTTGAACGCAATTCCAAACGATGCAGTTGTTGGTTCAAATGTAGATTTCGGATTCGATTCTCAACTATCTTATGTAATGAGTGGTTCAGATTCTTCTGATATGGTTAAGAGACAGTTTACTTTAGGATTCCAAAGTGGTTTTGATGGAAAATCTCCATCTATTCCAAATAACTTAGGAGTTGATATAAATGGTGCAAACACACAAGGATTTGATTGTGCATCTTCAGTATCGGCTGGTTCAGTTGCATATATTAAAGCATTGAACGCAATTTCTAACGTTGATGAATATGATATTAATATGTTGGTAACTCCAGGTATTATTAGAAAATTCCATCCATCGGTAACTTCAAAAGCTATTGATGTTGTTGAAGCTCGTTCAGATGCATTTTATATCGCTGATTTCAATGGAGTTAGTGATACCATTAGTGAAGCAACTACTCAATCAACCGCAGTAGATACAAACTACGCAGCTTCTTATTACCCTTGGGTTAAGACAGTTGATACTAATACTAACAAACTAATCTCAGTTCCACCATCAGTATTGATGCCAGCTGTATTTGCAGCAAACGATAACATCGGAGCTGAATGGTTCGCACCTGCTGGTTTGAATAGAGGTGGTATTGTAGGAGCAGTTAGTGTATTGAATAGATTAACACATTCTGAAAGAGATACTTTATATGAAAACAAAGTAAATCCAATCGCTTCTTTCCCTGGGCAAGGTATTGTAGCATTTGGACAGAAAACGTTGCAAGATAAAGCATCAGCATTGGATAGAATCAACGTAAGACGATTACTAATCACTGTTAAGAAGTTTGTTGCATCTACATCTAGATTCTTAGTATTTGAACAAAATACTGCTCAGACAAGAGGTAGATTTATAAACACTGTACAACCTTACTTAGAAGGAATTCAACAAAGACAAGGACTGTACGCATTTAAAGTAGTAATGGATGAAACTAACAACACACCTGATGTTGTTGATAGAAACATA